AACAACTTCAACCTGCTGCGCCTGGTCCTCGCCCTGCTCGTGATCGTCGCGCATGTGCCGGAGATGATCGACGGCGACCGCAGCCGCGAGCCGCTCACCCAGCTGCTGGGCGTGCTCTCGTTCGGCGAGCTGGCCGTCGATGGCTTCTTTCTGCTGAGTGGCTACCTGATCGTGCAGAGCTGGCAGCTCCAGCCCAGTGCGGCGCGGTTCCTGCACAAGCGCGCGCTGCGCATCTACCCCGCTTTCCTCGTCGCCACCGTGCTGTGCGCGCTGGTCGTCGCCCCGCTCGGCGCCGGCGCCGACTACTTGGCGCGGCTCGACTGGCGCCAGCTTGCGCTCGGCGCGCTCACGCTGGATAAGCCCCGCATCCCCGCCGGCGCGTTCGACGGCCTGCCGCACCCGGGCATCAACAACTCGATGTGGACGATCCGTTTCGAGTTCCTGTGCTATCTGGCCGTGCTCGCGCTCGGCACGCTCGGCGCATTGCGCCGGCGCCTGCCGTGGCTGCTCATCACTGCAGCGCTTGCCGCCGCGTATGCCGCGCACAGCTTCGGGCTCGCCGCTGCGCTCGGCGCCGAAGCCCTGCGGCTCGACCGCCCGCTCGTGCGCCTGGGCATGCTCTTTTTTGCGGGCGGGTGCTTCTACCTGTACCGCGACCGGCTCGCGGCCCCGCGTCGCGCGTCCGCCGCGGTGGCCGCCGCGCTGCTGATCGCTGGGCTGTGCAGCCCCGCCACGGCCGAATTGGCGATGGCCACGCTGGGCGGCTGGCTGCTGCTGGGGTTTGCAGCGACGCACACGCCTGCGCTCGCGGCCTTCAACCGGTTGCCCGACGTGTCCTACGGGGTCTATCTCTGGGCCTGGCCGATCACCCGGCTGCTGCAGTGGCACGCCCCGGACCTGCCGGTGTGGGGCATGGTCGCCGCGACCGCTGCCGGCAGCCTGGCGCTGGGCGTCGTGAGCTGGTACGCGATCGAGAAGCCGGCGCTGCAACTCAAGACCCTCCCGCACTCGCTCGGGGTCGCCGTAGCGCGCCGCAAGGGCGCGGCCGGCTGACTCAGCGCCGGCGCTTTTCCCACACGCTCCAGCCGTAGCCGATCGCGCCCGCCCCGCCCGCGGCCAGCAGTTCGATTAGCGACGGCTCCAGTCCTGCGCCGTATTTGGCCGCCAGGTAGCCCGACGCGGCAGTCAGCAGGTGCCGCAGCGCCGGCTTGACGAAGATGTCGATCATGTGGAGTTCCTTCACGTTGTCTTGAGGAGGCGGCAAGGCGTCACGCCCCGCCGAGGCACTGCCGGTACTCCTGCTGCCGGCGCTTGGTCAGGCCAGCGAGCGGCCGGCCTTGGAACTTGTCCCAGCGCAGGATCTCTTTGCACGCGCCCTCGTAGTCGAGCGCAATCAACTTCCTGGCGAGCGTTGACCGGCAGAATGCGTTTTCGCCGATGTTGTAGGCCAGGCTGACGAAGGCGCTGAACTCGTGCGGGTGCATCGGCACCGGGGCGCAGCGCTTCACGGCCGACTCGAACTTCGAGGCATCGGCCAGCAGTCGCACCAGCGCCCGCTCGGGCGTGATGCGGTCGCCGAGCTTGACGCCCTCGGTGGTGCCGAAGCCGATCGTCGGCACATCGCCCGCGACGGGCGTGTAGGCGTCGCCCCGGTAGCCCTCGTGCAGCGCGATGCCGACCAGCGTGCCGGCACTCAGCACCAGCGCCGCGACCGCGGTGCGGGGGTGCTTGATGCCGCTCATTGCTTGCCCCCCTTGCGGGCGCGGATGCGGTCGCGCCACAGCAGGTAAATCTGCAGCAGGGTGTAGATCAGCGTCGCCAGCATCACGATGTGCTGCAGCGTCACGGCGCCGAGCACCGCACCGACCCACGCGACGCCCAGCTTGAGCGCGATTGCCATCAAATTGTCTTCAGGCACAGGGGCCTCCTTGCTTATGTCTGTCACGCTAGTGGCTCCGCTTGACTGCTTTTTCGGTCGCCGAAGTTGTGAAGCGCCGCCGAGCTGCGCTGCAGCGTCAGGCGGCCGGGGAGACGTGCGACACGCGAGCGATAGCCCAGTCCGTGCCCACGGTGTGATTCGACCCGTTGGTCAGGCGCATCCAGCCCAGGATGAACATCGAGTTGATGTCCAACGCGCTGTTGTTGTCCCGCCAAACAAAGTCCCCCTGCCGCCAGGTGCCGTTGCCCGGCACCGCACCGGAGTTCGTGACCCCGAGCAGGCGCTGCTTGACGAAGCCGGCACCGCAGTTCTCCAGCGCCGCGGAGAAAGAGCCGTAGCCGGTGAGGTCCGCGTCCTCGAGCCGCACATTGATTGCAGTCACCGCGTCCGTTGGTTCGTTTCGGTAGCCGCGCGCCACCTGATCGCCCGTGAGCTTCGGCGCATCGACCGACACCGACGAATGCACACACGCCAGCGCAATCACCGCCGCGCTGGCGGTCGCACCGGACGTGCCGCCCGTCACGGTCTCGCCCCCACTGAATGCACCCGAGGCGCCTGCGAGCAGCATGTAAACCGTGCCGCTGATGGTCAGCACATCGACCACCTGGGCAGTGGCGCCGGACGTGCCGCCCGCCACGGTCTCACCAATGCTGAAAGTCCCCGACACGCTGGAGAGCGTCAGCGTCTGTCGCGCATAGCCCTTGAAGCGAACAGCGTAGGTGTTGGTGTTGTTCGCCAGCGCCGCTTTGCCGGTCACTTTCGTGCGCACCGCTCCTGTGACCAGCGCGGCCGATTCGTGGTAAACGCGAGCGTTGACATGCACATGCGAGTCGTAGACGTAGCCCGTCTCGCCTATGCGCGCGCCCACGCTGCACCCGTATGCGTTCACATCCAGGTTCACGCCCGTGGCCCGGTCCACGAACACCCCCGACTGTCCCTGCGCCGCCGTCGCGGTGCAGTACACGTCGCCGCTGCCGGACACGTCGGCGCAATTGCGGGTGAGCACCCCCATCGTGCCGGAGACCCCCACCGTTTTGGTAACCGAGAAATTGCCGAGGCTGATGTTGCGGCTCGTGAACTGCCCGTACACGTCCGGCGCCTTGCCGATGACGGCCAGGCCGGCGACCCCGGCGCTAATGATGCGCGCCGAGCCGATCTTGATGTTCTCGCAGACCTGATAGCTCCAGTTCGGCTCGATGTCCAGGCCGCCGGGCTGACGCACCGCGCCGATCACGCCCCCGATGCGAATGCTCGTGAACTCGCCGACCGTGAGCCCGCTCACGGCAATGACCGACAGCAGATTGCGGCCGTCGTCCGCGCTGTTGTAGCCCTCGATCGAGTCGAAGATCACGTCCTCGCTCTGCGCTGAATTTGCGTTCCAATTCGACTGCGACAGATAGATGCCGTCGCCGCGGATTTCGCGGCACTTAAAGCGCCCGCCGTTGAATCGCTTGACGCCGGCCAGGCCCATGATGTGGATGTGCTCGGTAGCCGGCTGATTGGCGCGGTTCCCGTCAGCGTCCCGCAGCTCGACCGTCACATCCTCGCAGTCTTTGACCAGCACGCCCAGCCAGCGGTCCAGGTAGGTGGCCGCGCCGCCGCTTGGGGCCAACTTGAACGTGCCCTCGAAGATCAGTTTCGTGTTGTTGTAGCTGGCCCCGTTCAGCGTCAGCCCGGCCACCAGCCACGTTCCCGCACCCGCCCGCACTTCCTTGCCCCGGCCGGCGTTGATGGCCGCCTGGATGGCAGAGGACGAGTTGACCTGCCCGGAGGGGTCCGCGCCGAACCATTCCACCATGACCGGGCCGGTGAATTGCCGCAGCCAGCGTCGGCCCGCACCGTCCACGATGACCGTGCCGCCGTTGTCCGCGCTCGTCGTGTCCGTAGCACTGCGCGCGAAAACTCCCGCGATGCCGTTGGCGGTGATGCGCACCAGCGTCGCCCGGCCGGTGTACGCACGCAGCTCGGCGTAGTCGGCCAGGGCCTTGGCGTTGTCCAGCACGTCCTGCACGGAGCCGCCGTCGTAGCCGACGAGCTTGGCGCCCTTCGCCGCATCCGTGCCGGTGCCGAGGTCGGCGAGCGACTGCTGCGCCGCCGTCGCCTTGTTGTCCGCCGTGTCGGCTTTTTGCTGCGCCGCGGCTGCTTTGCTGCCCAGCTCGTCGATCGCGCCCTGCACCGTAGAGGCGCCGACGTTCGCGGAAGGGGTGTTCTGCACGACGCTGGCCGGCACCGCGTCGCCGATGCCGGCATCGGCCGGGTCGAACAGCAGCACGTCGTCGGCGATGCCGCCGCTGTAGCCCGCGGCGCTCACCGACAATTTGTAGCGACCGTTCGGCGCGTAGAAGCTGAATACGCCGAAGAGATCGGCAATGACGGGGTTGGCGATCGGTTTGGTGCCGTGGCGATCCGAGAACAGCGACGCGAGCGTGCCGTCCTCCTTGCGCACCGTGACGGCGCCGAGTTTGACGCCGTTGCCGGCGAAGTCCGTGAGAGTGTTGGTGTATTTCTGCATCGTCGGGCCCTCAGCGGAAGATCACGATGTGACCGGCGAACGGGTCAAACAGTTGGTCGGAATCGTTGTTCACGAACAGCACGCGGACTTGTGTGGGCGTCTTGAGCGTGTAGACATTGGCGTTAGTGATGTGCTCGGTCACGACCAGCGCAGCGCTCGGCCCCACGTGGTTCACCGCCACGCCGGTGCCAGTGACCGCATACAGGCCATCGGGCAGCGCGGTCTGGAAGGTGAGCGTGTAGTCGCCCACGCCGTTGCGCACGATCGAGGCGACATTGCCCGACGCGCGGATCACCGGCGGCTGCAAGCCCCCGTCGAAATTGATCCACGCGCGCGCGCCATACACCGGCGCGTTGCCCACGGTGGACTGGAGTTTCAGCGCGGCAATGTCCCAGTTACCCGAGGCGCCCTGGCCGTCCACTTTCGGCACCTCGAGCGCGGCACGCGCGGCGATGACGTTGGAGGCGCCGGTGCCGCCCTTCTCGATCGTCACCGCGGCGTCGGCGAGCTTCTGGGTCGTGATGAAGCCGTCGGCCATCTTCGCCCGCCCGTTCGCGTCAGCCGACAGCACGCCGTCGTCGAGCTTTTCGGTCGTCACGAACTTGGCGGCCATCTTGCTGCGCCCGGCGGCGTCGGCACTGAGCGCGCCGGCCGCGAGCTTGGCCGTCGTCACCGCCTGGTCGTCGAGCATCACGCCCGCGACCGAGCCGTCCACGTCGATGCTCCACTGCTGCACGCCCTCGGCGTCCTGCAGCACGATGGTGTAGCCGCCGGCGCCGAGGTAGATCACCGCCTCGCCCGCCGCGTCGAGCACCACGGGATGCGGGTGCGCCGCGGTCAGCGCGCGGTCAGCGTAGACCGGCCTCGGGGTCGTCGTGCCTGCCGCGTAGCAGTACACTTTGCCGAGCGCAAGCGCTGCGCCGTTTTCGTCCACTGCGCGAAAGCGTGGCGAAGAGAGGTGGAAGGCCATGCGGTCCTCAAACGAAAAAGCCCGCACGAAGCGGGCTGGAGGGAACTAGGGATGGAACAGATCAACGAACTGGCACTGCAGCTCACCGGCCTGTCGATCGGCAATGTCGGCCTGGTGCTGCTGGGCCTGCTGGTGGTGCTGGGCGGGCTGGCGGCAGCTTTCGAGGTGCTGCCCTACGACCGGGCCGAGGCCCGGCAGCGCAAGGCCGACGCCGAGCGTCTGAGCGGTCGCTAGTCGCTGCCGAGCATGCCGGCGAGGTTGTTGGTGGTCGGCTGCGCCAGCAGGCCGAGCGCGGCATCGCGGTTGAGTCGGCGCTGCTGCACCTGCCAGGCGATGTCGCTCATGCGCTGCAGCTCGTTGCGGCCTTCGGCGCCGCGCGACAGCAGGATGCGGCCCATCGCGTCGCGCACCGGCTCGGGCGTGCGCACCCGGTTCCACACGTTGGCCACCCCGGACACCATCCCGGCGAGGTTGCCGGAGGCGGCACCCGAGACCGCCTGCTGTGCGCCGGCGAGCGCATCGACATCCAGATCGCCCGCGCCGTACTGACGCGCCGCCGTCTGCGAGCCCTTGCCGACGCCCTCCAGCCCCTTCAGGCGGCTTTCCTTGGCCACTGAGGCCGCGAATTGCCGGAAGGACCGCTCATCCCCGAACACCGCCTTAAGCCGCTCCTGCAGCGCGGGCTCGCGCCACATGTTGGCGATCTCGGTCTGCCCGCCGGTGCGCCCGAGTTTGGCGCGCAGGGCCTCGAAGGCGCCGAGCCTGAAGGCTTCGGCCTCGGAGGCGGTCATGCCGGCCATGGTCTGGCGGATCGTCGCGTCGTCCTTGGTCATCACGCCGCGCCCCTTGGCGGCCGCGTCCATCACCGCGGTCGGCCCGGCCCAGGCGTGGCGCGCCTGCGCGTAGAGCCCGCCTGTGGCGTTGTCGAGCTGCGCGATCAGTTGCTGTCGCAGCCGGTCGACCGAGCGGCCGTACTCGCTGACCTTGCCGTCCGGCGCGGTCTGCTTGGCCACGATGTCGTCGAGCCCGCGCTTGACGCGATCGAGGTCGCGCATGCTCCACTGCTGCGGCCCGCTCAAAGATAGCGTGAACGGCGCCATCTCGGCGCGCGCCATCTGCTTGGCCGCTGTATGCGCCCCGATGTCCTCGGCTGCGCGTACCACTTCCATCAACCCATTGTCGGGGGTCACATCAATGGCGTGGACCCGCTCATAGAGCGGCGCGGCCGCGCGGGATCGCTGCTCGATCCAGTCGTCCATGCTCGACGCCAAGCGCTGCCCGTTGACACCGAGACTGCGTTCCGCCTCGGCGATCATGCGGGAACCCCGCCCTGCCTGGCGGCCGCGAATCGCCGACTCGGTGGCCTCCTTGGTGCGGCCCGGCAGCGTCGCCAGCGTGTCCAGCAGATTGCGGGCATTGGCGCCGGCGCTGTCCGCGACCGTGGCCTCGGGGCCGAGACGATCAAAGCGGCGCTGCACCTGCTGCAGCGGCCCGGTGAGCGAGTCCTGCGCCACGCGCCCGCGCGCATCCCGCGCCAGCGCCTCGGCGACCTTGGCCTGCGCGTACTTCGCCGCCTGGCTGTCGGAGACGCGCGCCGCCACGTTGCCCGTCACCGCGCCGACGACCCGGGACGCCGGCACCGAGGCGCCGCCAAGTGCTGCGCCCGTGAGGCTGCCCAGCCCGGCATCAGAGGCCATGCCCTGCGAATCCTCGGCGGTGGACTCACCCAAGCCCGACACCGCGCCGGAAGCTGCGCCCGCCTTGGCCGCATGTGCCGCGCGCCCGCCCATGGTGACGGGTGCGGCTATCTGAGCCGCCCCCCACAGGCGCGACGCCAGCGCCAGCGGCGCAGAGGCCGCAATGCGGGTCGCGGCCGAGAACACCGGGCGCTCCTCGGCCTGCTGGTCGGCCGCCCCGCGCCAGAAATCGCGCGTGTCTCGGTAGTTCTCGGCAAGCGGCTTGCCGTTGACGAGCGACTTGAAAGGCGCAGCCACCGCGCCGGCGATCTCGTCGGCGAACCCGAGCGTCGGCCCCTGCATCACCGACATGAAGCCCTGCGCGCCGGCTTCCAGTGGACTATTGACCTCGCGCCCGCGGTCGTAGGCGCTGGGCCCGTTGAGGTGCTTGATGATCTCGGCGTCGCTGTAGCCGGCCTTGCGGGCGCCGGTGGCATCGAATTTCGAGTCCTTGGCAAGAAAGTCCGCGATCTCGGCGTCGGAGTAGCCCGCCTTCTTCGCGCCGTTCACGTCGAACGCCATGTGCTTCAGCCTTTCTTGAAAGAGTCGAGCGAAGGCCGCCCATTCCCTGCACTCGAGCCTGCGGCGGGCGTAGGCTTGGGCGCCTCCGGCATCGGCGCATGGCCCCGCCCCGCCGAGCGGCGCATAGCCTCGTTGGCAATGGCGCGCGCCTGCGCCTTCTGCGCGACGACCTCGGGCGGGTCGCCCGGCATCGGGAAATAGGTGCGGTACTCGCTTTCCATCTCGTCCGCGCCGATCGCCGCGCCGGACTCCTTGCGCAGCTTGGCCCGGATCCAGTCGTCGGCCGCCTGGCGGTAAAGCGCCTGCTCTTTGCTCATCACACCGCGACGCAGCGTGTCGCCAAGGAGCGGCACCGCGCCCGCCACCTGTGTGCCGTATCCGGCGCGCCCCTTTTCCTCGTACTGGCCGAGCAGCTTGGTCGCCTCGTCCATGCGCAGCGCGTAGCCGGCGGCGTTGCGCTCGCCCTCGGTCACCTGCGTGGCAGCGCTGGCCTTCGGCGGCAGCGGCTGGCCGCCTAGCGTCACCGGCGTGGCTGCCCCGGTGCGCGGGTCCACGATCACGCCGCGCTCGGCGTCATAGACGCCCTTGGGCTGCTGCTGATCGTGCGCCAGGCGCTGGCGCTGCAGGCCGAGCTGCTGGGCCTGATGCCCCTCGCCGACCCTGTGGGCGCGCTCGGTCTCGGTCTGCTGGCGCACCTGCAGGTCGTAGCCGCGCTGCTTCCACTCCTGATCGAGCCGCTGGGCCTGCGTGAGCGCGAAGCGCTTGGCCGCCTCCACCTGCGCGGGGTCGTACACCTCGGGGATGTTGGACACGTCGACGCCCTGCGCTGCAAGCGCACTGCGCGCCTGCGAATGGCTGGCCTGGTCGGCCACGCCGCTGAAGGTGTTCCACAGCAGCCCCATGCGTTCGCGCGACAGCTCGAGTGCGCTGCGGTCGGTGTCAGCCTGCAGCCGCGAGGCGTTGAGTCGCTGGTTCTGCAGCTTTGACGACTCGTCAACGAAGCCGCCCTGCAGCAGCGAGCGCTCCAGATCCTCGCCTTGGGCGCCACTGCCCAGCAGTTGCTGCAGCCGGTTCTGCCGCTGCACGCCGCTCTGGTGCTCGTCGAGCCTGGTCTGCCCGAGCATCAGCGCGAGCTTGTTGGCCTTCTGCTGCTGCTCCTCGGCCTGGTAGTCCTGCACGGACTTCACGCCTTGACCGATGCGGCCGTAGATAGAGGTGTCGATTGCCGCCATGTCAGCGCATCCCGTAGTAAGCGCCGGCATTGAGCGCGTTGCCGATCGCATTGCCCTGCGCGACGTAGCTCGACGCCCTGGCGTTGCCGGCGCCGATCAGGTTGCCGCCCATCTGCGCGGCGGTGTTCTGGCCCGCGGCGCCGGTCTGCGCGAGCGAGGTCTGCCCCGTGCCGGAGACACCGGCGAGCATGTTGTAGAGGCCGTTCTTCTGCGCCAGGTCGCGGCCGAACGCCTCGTTGTACTTTGTGCCGGCGTAGTCCTGCGCGTAGCGCTGGGCGGCCTTGATCGCGGCACCGCTGTACGTGCCGCCGCCGGCCGCGAGGCTGCGATCGAGCGCCTGCCGGCCTTGTTGCAGCCCGAACTGGTAGCCGGGCTCGCTTGCAACGTTGGCGCCGGTGAAAGGCTGCATCAGCGAGCCATAGCCACTCGACTCGGCATTGCCGCCGGTGCCGAGCAGCTCCTGCAGCCGGTTGAGCGACGAGTAGCCGGCCTCTCGATAGGGCGCCTGGTCCTCGCGCTGCTGCTGGTACATATCCCACTGCAGCGCGTTGGCCTGGCCGGCCGCACCCTGCTGGGCCTTGGACGCCTGGCGGGCGGAATAAGCACCGACGGTCGCGGTGCCGACGACTGCTGCTGCGACGAGCGACATAGGTCAGCCCTCCAACGTAAGAGTAGTGGTGTGCCCGAGCGCCGCGCGCCGGGTTTGCAGAAGGTGGCTCTCGCTGGTCATCTCGTCCTCGATCGCCTCGATGTCGGTGAGCGCCGTGGGCCAGATGGTGGTCCAGTGCGTATCGGTGTGCGCCACGCCCGCGCGCTTGAACCCCGCCCGTGCGGGCAGCACATGGAACCCGGTGAGGCGCCGCGGCCCGTCGTCGGTCGTGACGGTGATGTCGCCGCTCACGATGCAGATGTTGTCGGCGTTGGTCAGCGCACCCGTCAGCATCGCGCCGGCGGGGATCAGGATCGTGCGGGCGCACATGCCGCCGTGCACGACGTGCGAGGTGCCGAGGTCGACCTGAGGCAGCGCCAGCAGGTGCTGCTCCATGACGCGCACGGTGTCGGGGTCGGGCATGCGCGACAGCAGCGCCAGCGCGCTCGGCTGGATCTCGAACTCGCCCGCCGCACCGATGCGGGCGCGGTAGCTCGGCAGCGTCACGGCTTGGCTTCCAGGGCCGCGATGCGCTGCTCGTGGTTCGCCGCAGTGGCCTCGAGCGCATCGGCGCGGCTCTTGAGCGCGGTGATCGCGTCTTCGTTGGTCTTCACGCGCTTCTCGATTGCGTCGACGCTGTTCGATAGCGTCTGCACGGTCTGCGTCAGCGCGGCCAGCGCCTGCTGCGTCGCTTCGACCTGCTGGCCGAGCGTGGCGATCATGCCGCTCAACTGCTTCACGGCGGCGGCGATGTCGTCCGACAGCTGCAGGTTGGTGCGCGCATCGAAGCCGCCCACCCGCACGACCAGATCGGTCAGGAACGCCATCCAGGCTTCCGTGATCTGCCCCGTGCGGGCGTTGACCAGCGGCACGCGGGGCTGTTGAAGAATCAATGGCATTACTGGGCCTCGACGTGAGCACTGACAATCGAAAACGCTGCGTCATCGGTGCAGCGCACATGCCACACCCGGTCCCGCGCGCGACCGAGCCGGCGCCAGATCGTGCGCGTGAGCCGCTGGCCGAGCGCGCCGAGCGACGCGGTGCGCCAGTCGCTCCAGCTTGCCCCGCCGTCGTTGGACCAGCGCAGCAGCACCGCCGGCGCCGTGCCGTCCGGGCGGCCGAGGCCGGTGTCGCAGTCGAGCTGCAGACTGGCGTAGAACAGCTCGCGCAGGTCCGGCGCCGCGCTGTGCGGGCTGATGCGGTCGCGCGCCAGCGGGTCGCCCGCGTTGCTGTGCAGCGCAGGGTCGAGCCGGTAGAGCCGGCCGTCGTCCGCGCCGAGCAGGTGCCGATTGAAGGCATGCAGGTGGCAGCGCCCGCGGTGCGGCTTGTAGGCGCCGCTCACCAGCTCGGCGCGCTCATGCCATGCGCCCGTGGCCACGTCATAGACCCAGGTGGTATCGAGCCCGGGGACGTTCAGGCAGTAGAACGAATGGCCGTCTTGCTGGTAGCTGTAGGCGGTGGCGCCGCTGAGGTCCGGCAGCGCCTGCAGCGCCTGCTCGATCGCGTGAGTCGAGACACGCTGCGGGGTGTAGCCTTGCACGCGCCACACGATGCCCGCGCCCGCGTCGTCCTGGCCAAGCCAGAAGATCGAGTTGTCGAGTCGGGCCACCGAATAAGGCGCCGCGCAGCCTGCTTCCATGTGGGCGCCCGAGTTGCGCTGCAGCGGGAAATCGGGCGCGCCGGTGTTGATCCACACCTCAGTGGATGCCTCACCGAACAGCCACAGTTCGCGGTGATCCACCAACAGCGACACGATGCGGTCGGGCGCGGCCTCGGCGCTGGCGAAGTCCAGCGCGTCGATCGTGGTCGCGTCGTCGATCGCGCTGATGTAGAACTGCTGCGACAGAGGGCGCGCGAAGACGAAGAAGCCGTCGAGGTATGCGACGTGCGACGCACCGAGCCAGCCCTCGGCCACGATCAGCTCGAAAACGCCGGACTCCAGCTTGAGCACGTAGCCCTCGTGACCATCGACGACGACGAGCTGGAACAGCCCCGCGCACATGCCGACCGGGCCGCTGGTTGTGCGCAGCGTGCCGCGCACGGTGGCGCCGCCGTTGTCGTCCAGCTCGTAGAGCGTCGGGCCGGCGACCGCGAAGGCCCGGCCGGCGGTCTTGAACAGGCCGCGGATCGGCGCGCCCAGGTCGGCGAAGAGGGCCAGGCCCGGCACGCTCTGCAGCATCCCCGGCGCCTTGCCGGTGCCGGACTCGATCACGGCCGGGAACAGGTTCACTGAGCGCTGCTGGTCGGCAGTGCGCGTGCGCAGCCGGTACGAAGGACCGACGAAGGGGACGGCAGGCATCGGTCAGGCTCCGGGGGTGATGTAGGCGGTGCCGGTGCTCAGGCCCATCGCGACGAACGCGAGCCGCTCGCCGGCCTGGATGCCGCACAGGCGGTAGTGCCGGCCCGCGATGAGCCGCAGGCAAGAGGTCGTGGCCACCGGGGTGCGGCCACGCACGACGAAGCAGTTCTCGGTGACCGACACGATCACGCTGCCGCCGTCGAGCGGTGCGCTCGCGGCGCTGGTGGCGCTGTAGCTCACGGTCAGCGAGGACGCGGTGTTCGGGACGTTCAAGTCGGTGACGATCACTGCAAGAACCCCCCGAGCGGATCGCCCAGGCCGACGGCCTGCTCGTTCGTCAGCTCGGGGACTTCGGTGTACTTCTGAATCACCACCCGGCGGTAGCGCATCGCATTGCGCTCGGCGCGTGCCTCGACAGCCGGCGGCACTGCGAAATCGGCGCACAGCTCGCGCGCGAGCGTCCACTCGATCACGCGGCGCACGCCTTGAGGCAGGATCAGCTCGGTGTCGAAGTCGATCACATACGGCACGTTGTCGACGGCTTCTGCCATCGCCGCGTCGATGCGCCAGGCATCCACCAGCGTCTCGAGCGCGTCGAACGCAAGCCGGGCGTCGTCGGCGCTGGCGGTCTCGCCCGCGGCGAGCATCGTCAGGTGCCGCAGCGCCGCGTGCACGATCTCGCGCACCGTGGGCTTCTTCGCTTCGGGAGAGAGGACGATCGGCATGCTTAGGCTTTCGGGGTGCGGGGCTTGCGCGCGGGCTTGAGGGCCTCGGACTTCGCCTCGGTGGGCTCGCCGAGCACTCGGAAGCCTTCGGCGCGGGCCTGCTGCTCTTGCGCGGCGCCGTCGACGATGCGCATCTCGCGCGAGGCGTCGCCGCCCAGGTAGAGGCACTTTGGAAATTCTTGGAACATGGCTGCGGCGGCAAGAAAAAACCGCCCGGAGGCGGTTTCAGTTAAATGGTGCATCCCTCGTGTATTCGGCGCTTCTCCAAAAGGTAAGCCTGGTGCGCCTCCTCCTTCGTCTTGAAGGGACCAAGGTACACACGCTCCTCGCCTTTATGGATCATGGCTCGCCAACTCGGGCCATTTCTATGAACGCCCAGAAATCCAGACGCATTGTTGCTCTGAGCGCGCCTGCGATTGTGCTGGTTCAATGCTTGAGGAACATCCCTCAAGTTGCCGAGCCTGTTGTCAGTCCAGTCACCATTTATATGGTCGACGACATGCTCCGGCCATTTGTTGAAGACATAGAGCCACACAAGGCGGTGCGCCCTGTGGAGCCTACCATCTACACGGATCTTTATTGAGTATTGATCCTTGTACCCCGCAACGCTTCCTGCTCGGCTCTTACCCACCGATCTTATCCAGGTGAATATTCCAGTCTCTGGATCGTAGTGAAGCAACTGCCTTAGACGGTCTTGCGTTAATTCCTGCATATCGAACCTCTTCGATATCCTCATTGAAGCGCTTGGCAGGCCGGTGAGGTGGCCGGCTTTTCGGGAGCTACCCTAGCCAAGCTGATGGGATTATCCCATCAGTCGCCCATTACTGGATGACGCGCGCCGCGTGGATGCCGCGCACGGCCGCGAAGCCGCCGAGCACGTCGATACGGGTCGATTCGGTCAGGTTCGTGCCGTTGCCGAAGGTCTGCACCGTCAAGGTGATCCCGTTGGCGCTGTAGGTGTAGCCCTCGGCGCCGGCCACCACCTTCAGCGGCTTGAATGCCGCGGTGAAGGCGTCACGGTGGAACATCAGGTTGTTGACGTAGCCCGTGGATGCCGCACCCGCGAACGTCAGCGCGGCGGCGTTGGCCGGCAGCGCGGAGACGGTCTTGGCCGGCGTGGTGGCCTTGAGTGCCGGGTAGATCGGCAGCGTCGCGGTCGCGCCCGAGGCGGTCACGTCGGCGGTGACGACGAACTGCTTGAGCGAGCCGTAGGACTCGCCGGTCAGCGGGTGCACGTCGAACACGCCGGCGATCGTGAACACCTGGCCCTTCAGGAACGTGTCGCCCGCGACCAGGCCGCCCACGACCAGCGAGGAGCCGGACTGCGAGGCGCCCGAGACGGTGACGCCCGAGACCTTGTTGCCGTTGGCCAGCACCGGCAGATTGACGCACTCGAACCACGTCGCGCCCTGGGCCTTGCCGCTTACCATGCCCTCGCGGTACATCTTGGCGATCTCGGGCGTCGGGTTGAACAGCGCTTTGGAGCTGTCGACCATCTCGACGTTGGCCTCGGAGCTGAACAGCACCGTGCGCGGGTCGACCGGCGCCAGCGCCTGCTGCAGCTTCTGGCGCGCCTGGCTGAACACCTTCATCGAGTTCGGGACGGTGCCCGGGGTGCCGACGAGGTGGGGCGTCGCGGCGACGGCGCGCTTGATGAACTCGGCCTCGAGCGATGCGGCGAGCGTGCTGATCTGCGGGCGCAGCACGCGCTCGCGCCAGTCGGTCACGTCGGTGAGGATCTCCTTGGCGGAGAACGTGACGCCGGCGTGCTTGTGGATGTCCAGCGTCAGCGGCACGGTGTCCTCGATCACGTCCTCGGCCGCGCCACCGCCGGCGAACGTCGCGCCGTCGTAGACCTTGCCCGAGCGCGGCACGGTGATGGTGACGGTCTGGCCCGTCTTGTAGCCGCCGATGTCCTTGGCGAGATCCGCTTCGCGGTCGCGGTTGATCTGGGTCAGGAAGGGCGCGCTCTCTTCGAGCAGGGCGGCCGCTTCACGGGCGATGATCTGGTGAACCTTGAGATTGTTCGGCATGACTTACTTTCAGCGTTGAGCCAGGCGCCACGCGCGATATTCCGCGTCGGTCATCTGGCTGGGATCTTTGACAGCGCTGCCCGATGCCTTCACGGGCGTGAGCGGCTTGGGGGCAGACGAAACCTTGGGCTTGGCCGCGGCCTGCATGTCGCGCTCGATGCGGTCGAGACGGCGCGCAAGCTGCGTCGGAGTGAGGTCGGCGAGATCGGCTGCCACATCGGGGTTTTTGCCCAGGTGGTGCAGCAGTGCGGCCGGGGCGTCGGACTCCAGCACGACCTGCATCAGCGCCGTGGGGCGCCCTGCGCGATCGAACAGCGGGCCGGTCTCGGCGGCGACCGTCTTGAGTGCGTCCTCGAAGTCGGCAAACTTCTTCGAGCCCTCTGCGGCGATCGCGTTGCACTTCTCGGCGATGCGCTCGGCCTCGACCATCTCGCGCGCGATCTCGCGCGGGTCGGCCTGGCGTTGCGGCGCTTCGCTTTCCTCGGTGCGGGGCTGCTCGAGCTGCGCAAGTCGCTGGGCAAGTGCCTCGCGTTCGGCGCGCTCGCGGTACAACTCCGCGGTGCGTCGGTCGATGCGTCGCTGCATGCGCTTGAGGGCCTTCTCGCGCTCGTCCTCATCGGACGGCTTCTCTGGCTGCTCTTGCGGCTGCTGCGGCTCATCGCCGGTTTCCGGGGTGACGACTTCCGGGGTGTCAAGCGTCGGTTCAGCGGCAGGGTTTAGCGTCTCTTCCGCAGGTGAGACGGGGCTGTCATCAAGGTTCATTGCTGAGGCAATTGCATGGCGTTGTCCTGCGCCAAGTCAGGGGGTTGCACGCCCTCTTCGGGCATGAAAAAACCCGCCGAAGCGGGTTCCTGTGGGATTGGCTGGACCATCTGGTCCGGTGGCATCTCGGGCGGCGCGCTGCCAAGCAGGTCTTGCAGTACCTGCAGCACCACGGGCGCGAGGGCCTCGGGAGTCATCGTCGGCTGCAGCGCAGCGAGGCGCCGGGTCTCGGCGTCGTACTGCTTCACCTCGACCTCGGCCTGCTTGCGCGCGTCCTCGCTGCGCAGCCGCTCGATCTCGGCCACAGCCTGTTGCATGGCCTGCTCCATCTGCTGGATGGCCTGCTGCATCTTTTCCATCTGCGCCTGCGCCTCGGGCGGGATCGGCGTGTCGCCGGCCTCGGCCTTCTGCACCTGGGGCGGCGCCATCGCGAGCAACACCTTGGCGAGCTTGTCGGACTCCGGGAAGTCCTGCAGCCGCGCCCACATGGGGCCGAGCACCGACATCATCGCGGGGTTGCCGCGCACGATCTCGGAGAGCTGCTGTGCGGCCTCCTGGCGCTGCGTCGAGAAGGACGGGCCGACCTTCACGCGCACGTCATACGCGCCCACGCGCGGATTGATCGCCACGACCTTGCCGCCCTGCTTTGCCGCGGCCTGCTTCATCTCCGGGTTCACGTCGACGAAGCTCTGCTCTCCGTTGACGCCCAGGATGCGCGAGCGGCGCGGGGTGTCGTAGATGCGGGGGATCATGTCCACGACCACGCGGCCGAGCTGCTCGATCGAGCGCGCCAGGTTGTCGATGAAGTGGAAGGTGGCGGTATCGCCCTCGGCCCGGCGCGCGTTGATCGCCCGGCCGCTGGTCTCGTTGCTGGTCTGCCCCAGGTTGGCCTTGTACATGCCGACCGCGGCTTCCATCTCCTGGCTGGCCATCACCGCACCCTGCGCGAGCGCAGCAGGCATCATCGGCGGCGACAGGCGCTGCGGCGCCGGGATCGGGTTGCCGTCCTGGTCGACGTGGTTGTACGGCAAGTAAGCCGGGTTGCCGCTGTTGAGGCGCTCCCAGTGGCGCTGATGACCCTCGATCGCTTCGACGGGCGCCACGAATGGCGCCTTGGGCTGCAGCGCGAGCGCCTCGGCGAAGGCGGTCATTTCGTAGTTGTGGAGCCGCTGGCCGTCCATCAGGCGGCGCGTCAGGCCGCAGATGAAGCGCTCGCCCTCGATCCAGCTTTCGTAGCCGAGCACCGGGATCACCGGCAGAAACTGGCTCGGAAAGTCCGTTTCCTCCAGCACCTCGGCGCCGGTCATCTTGCGCCACTTCTGTCGGCGCTCGACGGCCTCGAAGGTGTTGAGCACCTGCGGCTGGAAGCCGTTGTCCTTCACCCAGGCCCAGTATTCGTCCTCGCCCATCGTCTGCTGCTGGCCATCCGGCATCAGCACCAGCAGGCGGTTGCGCTTGACCTCCTCGATCTCGAATTCCTCGACCACGCGCACCAGGTCGCCGCGATCCATCGTCCAGACGCCGCGCGAGTCGATCCAAGAGGCCGAGACGCTGGCCTTCGGGTACTGCTTGCTGAACAGCCTGCGAGGGACCATCGTGGAGGCCCATCCGACCATTGCATCGCTGCCATCCGGCTGCGTCCAGCCGGCTTCGAGCAGGCAAGACAGCGGGTCATGGACGCGCAGGATGCGGATTTCCTGCTCGCCGGTCTCGGGACGCATGATCTCCGGCACCACGCGCAGCCAACCCAGGCCGGTGCGTGCGGACAGTTCGATCGCGGTGTCGTAAGCGATGCCAGCGCGGCTCACGTACTCGATGTGCCGGATGATGCCGCCGAGGTGCTCGGCGACTTCCGGATCCGCTACGGAGTCCGCCGGCAGCACGTCGATCGAAGGCTTGTTCTGCCGCGCGTCATTGACGACCTGCGCGATGAACTGATTCGAGCGGTCGAAGGTGTACGCCGGGCGCGAGCTGCCGCGCGCTGCCAGCACGGCCGCATCCCACTGCTCGGGCTTGGCCGGGTTGCTGAAGCGCAGGTCTTCGACGATGCGGGCGTGCGTCGCCTGCATCTCGTCGAGCGCGTCGGCGTAGCGCTCTTTCGAGCGCTGAAGGGTGTCCTGTTTTGCCATAGTCAGCCCGCCCAGGTATCGGGCTCATGAAGTTCGAGGGTCTTGCGCTTGGGCTTCTTCGCAGGGTTGGCGAACGCCATCACCAGCGCATCGGCCATGTTCGGGCTCGGGATGCCCTTGGACCGCATCTCTTCCTTGCTCACGAGCTGGATCAGACGCGAGCCTGCAACGCGCTTGCGCTGCTGTCGCACCAACTCGCTCTTGAGCCGCGACAAGTCCTTGATCCCACTGGAGAGACTGATCAGCTCCAAGGGGTCGATGTATTCCTTCTTCTCGACGGCGCGATAGGTCTTCTCGAACCGGTCGCGCAGCAGCCACCAGTACTGCGCCCGCTTGTTGCGGAAGGTGTCGGCGTTGGTGCGGTCGTCCTTGTACTTCGCGTCCGGCAGGTCCGGGGAGTCGGCGCCACCGTAGCCCGTCACCACGATCTTGCGCGAGGCGATGCGCTCCTTGAGGCCCACCTTGACGCCGGCGCCGACACCAATGGAGTCGTACACGATGTCGTCAGCGCGGAAGTCGAACGCCTCATCGAACGCCTTGCCGATGGCCGCCTCGAGGTCACCGTCGCGCCACTGCACGCAGTCTTCAACGAGGATGCCGTAGCGCTTGGCGATGGCCTTCGCGTCCTGGCCGGAGTCCGCAGGATCGAAGCCGACGACGCGATCACCGCGCGGCTTGATGCCGAGCTTCAGGTGCGCGTCGATGGCCGCGTCCACCCACTCGGGCTCAATGATCGAGTCCTCGTAGTCGGCGTTGCACTCGCCCTCCCAGATGTGGAGGTACTTCTTGAAGTTCTTGGCCTTGCACTCCAGCATTTCTGCATAGAGCGGACTGTCCTTGAACCACGGATTGTCCCGGTACGTCACCCGCCGGATGTACCGCATGTCGTCTTCGTGGAAGCCGTGGGCGCGGATCTGCTCTTCCCACGGCTTCACGAGCGTCTGGTAGGTCGGCGCCTCTTCCTCGTTCGGGTTGAAGCTGGTCCAGATCTCCGAACCAGGCGCACGGATCGTTGGGATCAGCACGTCCCACGACTTCTGCGTGACCGTCTCACCCTCTTCGATCCACAGGCGCTTGAAGCCGAACTTCGACTTGATCGACTCGATGTTGCGAGCGAGGCCGGCGTACTTGAACTGCGCACCATTGCGGCGGTGATAGATCGCCGTCGCCTGGATGTCGAACTCGTCTTCCAGGCCGAGCAGCCGAATGCGCGCGGCCATCAACCCGTGCACCGAGTCCTCGATGCTGTTCTGGAACTCGCGCGCGCACAGCGCCGATTCGCCCGCCTGGGCGGCGAAGATGATGAGCGCGTCGGCGAATGCCCAGGACTTCGCGCCTCCGCGTCCGCCGAATGCCGTCTTGTACCGCTTGGGCCTGAACAGGAACTCGAAGGCTTCAGGAATCTGGGTTCGCACGAACGAACTCCACTGTCAGCGTGCCCTTGGTCTGCACCGGCCCGCCACCCGGCCCCTGCACCGTCTGCTCGGTCTTGTCGCGCCAGTCCTCAGGGAACCTGGCAGCCATGCTGCGCGCCCAGATCGAGCCATTGAATCCCGGCTGCGAGAGCGCCTCTTGCCCGCGGTCTTCCCACCAGCGCTGCGACTCAAGCCGTGCGCGCGTAAAGGCGTCGGAAAACTCTTCGTGGACCTTGGCCCACTCGTACAGGGTGTCCTTGCTGACGCCGATCTCGGCCGCCATCCATGCGACGCTTTTGCCGAGGCGGCCGTATTCGATCACCGCCTCGCAGTATTCGGGCTTGTATTCGCTGGGCCTTCCCATGATCTTGACGCTCGCCGCGACGCGAGCCCTTGTTCGCTACGCACCAGGGAGCCGCCTGGAGTCGGTCTGAGGAGGTACTGCAGCCGCGCCCGCCGCTGATGCCTCGGGGAGTGCCAAGGCGGCTCGTCACCGCGTCGCGGCCTGCCGGTGTTGATCGCACCTCCGGCTGGCTAGCCCTGATGCCGGAGCCTGGCGGCTATGAATGGCGATGCGGGCTGAGGAGAGGTGGCCGCCCACTGCTGCGGGCTGATGCGTGAAAGCGGGTCAATGATCCCGGCTTGGGGCGGCCGAAAACGCAAAAAGCCCGCGCAGCTTTCGCTGGACGGACTTGTACGCGCGAATAATCGCTCAAATTTTTTGAACTGTCAAGCGCCCGCATCAACCTTGAGATCAACCGTCTCGCTGTAGTGCCGGTTCTTGGATGTGTCCACGCCGAAGCACAGATCCATGAAGCGCGCCGCCGCTCGATTGGCTGCGCCGTGCTCCATGCCCTCATCGACTGAGGCCATCGCAATGTTGCAGTGCCAGGACCAAGCGTACTCCGGGTCCACTTGGATCGCGGTCCGCACCTCACCCATCGCCCTTGCAACGCCAGCGTCGCCATCGAATTCCCGGTACGCCCTCTCGAACACATCCTTCGGCGACCAGCTCACGTAGCCCGCACGGCCTGGCACGTTGGCCTTGCCGCCGTCCACGTACTCCACAAGGAAGCCCTCGTCGTCGCCGTTCTCGTCGGCGGGCAGTTCCCAGCCGCGATACTGGTTGTAGGCGAGCCTGGTCATGGGTTCGGCTTTGATGATCTTGGTTCCGATGTAGGTCTGCATCTTCTCTTTCAGTTGCGACGCCGCCTGTTGTCCGGTGGCGGCTGGCCGGTACATCACATCAGCCCGGCCGTATGCAGCCGCAGCATGAGTTTGTTGCGCGCCTCGGTGACCACCACCGCACGCTCCATGTCATCAGCCGGCAGCCGTGCCGATCGCCACACGCTGCGGCCCGTGGCGAGATTCCTGGCGTTGATGTGCAGCGCAGTGCGCCATGGCTCTGCAATCGCGCTCACCTGCGCCTCGACAGCTTCCGCGAGCGCGTTGTCGGCGTCCGAGTCGATGTAGTCGTAGTCGTGCTGCCTCGACGCGCGGTAGAGCTTGCAGCTCGTGCAGACGCTCGGGTAGCCGGCGCCGACACCATCGCCTGCGCTCCACTGGTGCCAGAGCTTCAGCAGGTTGTCGAGCGCGGCTTCGATGGCTTTCTCGTCGTGCGTCATTGGTGCTCCACCTCAATGCGGACTGCGTAGGTCTTCGGGGCGCCGCGCTCCTGCGCATACCGCCAGGTGATCGACGGATGGCGATCGTCGACGCCGAGCCAGTCGGCCACGCCGTCTCTGACTGCCTTCAGCCCCCCGGCGTTGTTGTCGTCGTCGAGCTGGCGCGGGGCGATGCGCGTGAGCGTCACCACCACCGGGCCGGGACTGACACAGGGCCGGCACGCCCGGAGCGCAAAGCAGGCCCACTCGCGCTGATGCTTCGTGCGCTTGGCGCGCTTGGCCCAGTGCTCGCGCGTGTTGAGCGTCGAGACAATGCGCAGAGGCAGGGTCACGGTCGTTGTTCTCATGACACCCTCCCGACCCACCGCATCCGTGACTCGATCACGTCGGCGCCAGCCTGGCGGAATTGCGCGCACTGCCGCTCCCGCATGAGCCCCACGTACACGCACTGCACGCCGCCGGCCTTCCTTGCCGTACACAGCCCGGCCAGGTGCCGCGCCATCGCGTGCGGCCGGCCGGTTTTGTCGCGCAGCGTCATGCGCTCGCAGTGCAGGCACTTCATGACTGCGCCTCCCGCTCCTCGAAATAGGCCCTAGCCAGGCGGCGGGATGCCTCCTGGCCATACTTGCGCGCGACGTTCTCGAGGTAGATCACGCGGTCGGCATGAGACAGTCGGCGCAGGGTGTTGAGGTGCTCGCCTCGCTCCCTGAGTTCGTCGAGCCACTCCTGCGACTTGGCGTCCACCTGGCGGCCGCTGATGAGGGTTACGGTGCTCATGCGGCCTCCTTTGCGAGAACCCACAACCCCCAACCGATCGCGAGGCACAACATGACCGTATCGGCCAGCATCGTCCCGGGCGTGCGCCCTGGAATGCGGCCCGTTGCGAGGAGGATCAGCTTCACCACCAACTCGAGCACGAACAGCGTCAGCAGGGTTGCGATGTAGTTGCTCATGTGGCCTCCGCAAGTTCGCCGATGGTCTGCGCCAGCAGGTCCAGCTCGCTCCCGTAGCGGAGTTCGAACGCGCGGCGGGCGCCGTGGATCGAGTCCTTGCCGCGGTGATGCTCCGGGCACAGCGGGATCACGAGGTAGTTCGGCGCGCGCTGTGCGCCTCCCTGGCCCTCGCGGACGTGGTGCACCTCGGCGGGCGTAGCACCGAAGCCCGCATTGCGGCAGACGATGCAGCCAAGCTCGGCCACGCGCCCCATGTAGCGGCGTTCTGCCGCGGTGGCGTGGCGGCTCAAGCGCGCCTCCACTCGCTTTTGTCCGTGCAGCCGGTGCAGTCCAGGCGCTCGGCGTGCGCGCAGAGCTGGCACGGCTTCGCATCGGGCAAAGGCGGCGTCGTCGTCCACTGCACCGGCACCGGAGCAGGCGCGGCCGCGGCCTCCTGCGCCTTCGCTTCAGCCTTGAGCGCTGCATAGGCGATGCAGTCCTCGGCGCTGTCGGCGTGATAGCCGGGCCGCTGGAACAGGCGCACATCCTTGAGCACCTGCAGCAGCAGCCACCCCTCGGGCTCGGACAGATCGCGGCCAGTGATGGCGTTGAACGCCTGCACGGCCTTGCCCATCGAGCGCTCGCCCTGCGGCGCGTCGTACGTCTTGGCGCGGGCCGCCATGTGCGCGGCCGCGGTCTGCAGAAGCTCAGGTGCCTTCATTCCCATACAACCCCCAGTTCTTGCGCGGCGTATGCCTCGACTTGGTTCATGTAGGTGGAGAACTCCGAGACGCTCATCTCGGTCGTGCTCTTGCGCTTGATGACGATTTCGCCGTCCGGCAGCACCATCTCGTCGCAGACGCCGAACTTGCGCGCCAGGTATTCGTGCCATGTGTCGGCACTGAACTGCTGTCCATTGGCCCACGCCTGCGCGGCGATCGTCTTGAGCACATGGCCCCAGTAGCGGCGGTTCTGCTCGGCGTTGCGCTTGGCCTCGTCGCTTGTGACGATCACGCGCACGCGCTCGCCGCCGGCGACAAGCGGCAGCACCGCGGAGACCCAGAAGGCGCGCAGCGCCAGCGTGATCGCGTTGGCGTTGCCGCCGGAGAGCTTGAACTCGCGGTAGAGAGCGACAGCCATCACCAGCCCCTCCCGTGCGTGTTCGTGCGCGCCGGATCGGGCAGCGGCGGGCAGCGGGTGATCTTCACGTCGGGGGGAATCACCACCGGCGCGTCCGGCGACCACCAGGCGCGCGGCGGCCCGGAGACCGCCACCGGCCGGCGCGTCGTGGTGCGAGCCCAGGGTGTGCTTCCTTCGCGCTTGCGGGGCGCGGGCGGCACGTAAGCGGGATCGAGAGCAAGGGCCTGCTCGACCGTGGCCACGTAGCGCACCCGCAGGAAGCCGCAAGGGTCGCGGCCCAGCTCGACGCGATGGATCTCGCCACGCTCCAGCAGCCCGCGCACCGCGTTGCGCACCGCCTTGCGGCTATGCCCAGGGAGGTCATCGGTGCCGATCCCGCCGTCGCGGTTTGCTGCGGCGCGCACCTTGGCAACGAGCGTGATGTTCATGCCATCGCCCCCGCCAGATCGAAGATCGAGCGCACGGCGCGCGGCGTGTCCAGGCGCGATGCCTTTTCAGCCCTCACGATGCGCTGGTCCACCTGCTCGGCGGCGGTGTCGCGCGGGATGGCCAGGCGCAGATCCACCTCGGCCACGAGCTTGTAGTCGTTCGGCGTGCGTCCACGGGAGCCGGGCGCGCGCTGGCCGCGGCGGGTGGCGATCATGCCGAACTGCACCGCACGCTCGAGACTGCCGCCCAACGCCGTGGGGTTTGCAAAGCCCGCCTCGGCGCACAGCGTCACGGCAGGCACCCAGGCGCCGCGCGGGTACCGCTGCAGCGCGACGATCGCGCGCCACAGCGGCCCACCCTCGACCGGCCGGATCGGCGCCGAGCGACCCTTGCGGCCGGCCCAGCGGCCCGGCAGCAGCCGGTATTCGGTGGCGCGCGGGAACACGCCGGGCACGCTGCGCGACTCGATCGCGCCGGCACGAATCGCTGTGATGAGGCGGTCGGACAGCCGGCGGCTGTTGATGCCGGCGGCCTCTGCCAGCTCCGAGCCCCGCACCCATCGACCTTCAGCGTCGAGCAGGTACTGCAGCGCCTGCTCCACGAAGCTCCCGCTCAACGTGCGAAACAGCCGCGGCGCGTCAGGCGCAACATACATGGGGACCGGGGACCGTCCTGAAGCCAGCCCCGCCACGGCAGGCGCGGGCAAGGGGGTTGCAGAGGGGAAGAAGGGGGCGGCGGTGTTCATGCGGCCTCCTTGTATGTAGAGGCACCCTTGTCCAGCCCGAGCGCTGCGCGGGCCATCGCCAGGTGCGCCACGGGGATCGCTTCGCCACCCTCGGCGCGGCCGACCAGCCGCTTGGCCCACCCCTTCGGGTCCACACCGGCCGGGGCCTTGACGCGCTCCAGTGCTGCCTGCACCCGCTGCGGATCGGCCGGAGGCGCCGGCAGGGCCGGCTGCGCCATCACCGGCACGTTGCGGCACAGCGCGGCGAACTGCTTCAGGTTCGGCACCGTGTCGGGCAGGTGGTCGAGACCGTGCGCCAGCGCTTGCGGGTTGCTCTGAAAGCCCGCCAGCTCACGCGCCCACACGTCGCGCATCGCCTTGACGTGCTCCACCGGGTCCACGCCGGCCGGCGCCTCCCACTGCCGATCAAAGGCGGCGCCGTAGGTGGCGCGCATCGTCGTCCAGATGCGGACGATCCACGTATCAGGCAATGCGGATGGCTTCGACATCGATCGTCTCCATGTGGGTGGTGGTCGGGGTGGTGGTCATGGCAGCGCCGGTCATGAGCGCTGCGGTCTGGAGTTGGCGCTCCTTCCAGCCAGGCGCGGCAGCGGCGGTGCGCTTGGGGGCGGTAATGGCTGCGGGCTGCGGCTTGGGCGCAAACAACCCGGCCCAGCCATTCAAAACGGATTGGTTCAGGACCGCCTCGAGATCGTGGCCGTCATTGCGCAGCTTCGACAGCTCCCGCAGCGCCAGCTTGCGAGCGCCTGCGGTGTACGGAGTGCGGTTGCCCTTGGCCCTGCGCATCGCCTCGAAGTCGTCCCATGCCTCGAGGGGAAGCCATTCGGGCTCATCAGCCGCACGTGCGCGCTCCTTCTTACTGGTGGATATTGGTGGTTCTATGGTGGATTGGGTGACACCGGTGTCACCCGTCTCTGTCGTGGATGTCACCCCTCTCGTCGTGAATGTCACCCCTGACAATTTGTCGCCCGTCCCCTGCGAAGCCTCGAACAGAGCCCGGACATTGATGCGGAAGTGCTTGGTCGTGCCAGGTGCTCCGCCGGTCGCGTTGCCGACCACAGAGACGAAGCCCAGCGTCTCCAGATCCTTGACCGTGCGTTGCGCCGTGCGCGGCGAGATGCTCGACTTCTTGGCGATCGTCTCCATAGACGGGAAGCAGGAGCCCCCTTTGTCGTCGGCCCAGTCGCACAGCGCCAGCAGCACGATCTTTGGCGTGGTGGGTAGCTCCAGATCCCACGCCATCGACATCAGCTTGATGCTCATGCCCTCACCCCCAGGTCGGCGCACAGTCGAGCTTTGAATGCGGCGAGCTGCTCTGGCGTGTCGTTGCTGTAGCGCTCGCGCTCGGCGACCTGGGTGGGCACCATGTCTTTTTCGCGCAGGCCGTACTTGAGGCAGTAGTAGAGAGGCATGGCAATGCGCTGGCTGCGCGCGATCTTTTGCTCGGCAGTGCATTGCACCTCGCCGGCCTGCTGATTTACACTGTGCGTATTCATTGATGCACCTTTGATGTATCGAATCCGCCCGCGCTCTCACCCGCGGGCGTTTTCATTTGGGCTGCCGTTTCGGCCGCAGCCATCGCCATCACCATCCGCTCGGCCCATAGTTCCAGGCCGATCCACATCGCCAGCAGCAGCACCACGGCAGCGAGCAGGCGGCGCATCAGAGCGAGCCCCACTTGAGCCGCTCGCGCTTCACGCGGTCTTCTTCGCTTTCCCTGCCGAGATGCATCACGGTGACGTTGGACGGCTTCACCAGCTCCCCGCGGCGCATCGCTGCCGTGATCACTGGCTTGCGCTGCACGTCGAGCTTCGGCGGCTGCTTTGGGTCGCGCGCGAACTGCTTCGCAACCTCAGATTCGTAGCCGGGGTCGAAGGGGCTCACTGCGGCTTGTCCTGCTGCTGCACGGCTTGATCGAGCACCGCGCCGAGCATCAGCGCCCAACCGGTCGCCACAGTCCATTGCATCGGCGTCGCCACCTGCAGAAGCCACTGAGTCCACATAGGGAGCCTTTCGGGGAAGAAAAAGGCCCCGGGCACTCAGGCCCGAGGCGAAACCGCCGTGCAGAGGGAGGAGGGAGGAGAGGGAGGGCACGGCGGGGGGACAATCGTTAAGCGGCGCGCAGGTGGGCCGGCTTGGCTGCTGCGTTGATCTGCTGCATGCCGAGCAAAAGACGGTTGAACTCCACGCTCAATTCGCCCCAGGCGCGCAGCACCTCGGCCAGCTCGTTATCCGTGACCTGGCCGTCCGCGTGAGCCGCCGAGACGGTCGCCAGGAGCTGCGCAAAGCGGATCGAGACGTTGGTGACGCAGGCCAGCGGCGTGGCCGGCTCGACCTCATCCTCGGGCGGCAACTGGATCGCCATGAAGCCCAAGCGGCGGCACATTTCGTTGAGGATTCGGTAGTCCCCGAATCGGTCCATGATCCGGGCCGCATCGAGCAAGCCGAGCTTGGCCGTGCTTTCTTCGGACGGGCGCACCTCGGCGCACATCGTGCCGTGGCGCTTGCCCAGGAACTCCGCAACCCCTGCCGCGCCGCCGTGGCGCTTGTCGTGAACAGTGTCGTAAGCGGCGTTGAGGATGGATTGCATAAGAGATCACTCCGTTTGTTGTGATGGATCAACCAGGGGTTGAGGCGCAAACTGCGTCTATGAACTCAAGCCGCCCACTTTTCGTACACACCGCCCCGGAAACAGCCCCGGCAGCCGGCGCTGGCGTGGCGGGCGGCGTGGGCGCAGGCCTCACACTTTTGACCGGCAGTAACACTGTTTGCGGCGGATGGACTCAAATTGAGGGAGGCTGGCACGAGCTTTTTGCATGCAACATTTGTGTGCGGGGCGTTTTTTACCCCGCAAATCAACTTTTGGTTGGTGACTGCAGGCGGATTGAGGCTCATGGCGGGCTCCGGGTGGGGGGGCTTTAAGCGGCAGCGGCGCGTCGGCGCTTGTTGCTGCGCATGTCGGCGGCCAGATCGTGGCGGCTCATACCGCAGGGAAGGTGAGGCTCAAGGGAGAGAAAGTGGTGCGGAGAACACCAGCCACGGGCCAGCCAAGCGCTGACCTGCTGCGGATGCAGCCCCAGGAGCCGACCGACTTTGCTCGGGCCGCCGAGTTCGGCAACGAGCCGACTGATGTTTGAAGGGGGGCGAGTGCTCATGCGACACAATCATACTTCAACTTACCGTTGCAAACAATCTTCGGCAAGTCAGCTACCGCTGACAAATAAACTGTTGCAAGTGAAAATTGCGCAGATGACCCCCGCAACAAGAGACCCAGACGAAAAATCCGGCGCCGTGGATCGAGAGGCGGCGCGCGAGCGTGCCCGCCAGCACAACAAAAGGATCGGTGAGCGCGTCGTGGCAGAGGCCGCCGCGCACGAGATGACAATCGCGGACTTGGCGCGCGCCCTGGGGGTATCGTATGAATCAGTGCGGAAATGGACCGTCGGCGCATCCGCGCCACGGGGCGCGATGGTGCAGGCGATTGCGGACCTGCTCGGCAAGAGCCCCGAATGGGTAACGCATGGCGTCGACGAAGAAAAGTCGCCTGGCGCCCGCATCATCCCGACGCGCCAGCTCGCGAACTACCCATCATGCGAGGCGCTGCCGGCCGATTCTGTCACCACGATTCCGGGCCTCGATCCAACGCACCCGGCTGTCGAGATCCACACCGATCGGCTCCGCAGATTGCGGGCCGCGCCGGCACACCTGCGCGCCTTCCACGTTACCGACTCGTTGATGGAGCCGCTGCTTTTCAGCGGCGAGGTGGCGTTCGTTGACCTGGCCGACGACCAGGTTCGAGACGGCAGCGTCTATGCGGTGCGATTCGATCCGCGCACGACGCTCGTGCGGAGAGTGTTCCGCAAGCCGCGCGGCATGACGCTAATGGCCGACAACGAGCCGAAGGCCACGATCGACCTTGGGGCGGAGGATGCAGCCGCCGTCCAAGTGTTGGGCCGCGTCTGCTTCAGATTCGGCGCTGCGAATTTCTGAGCCCCTGCTGCCCTGACAAGCAAGCCGCCTTCGGGCGGCTTTTTTGCGCTCAGTCGATGAGCCCGGCGCGGCGAATGATGCGACCAATGACTCGCACACTCTCGGGCCGCAACGTGCGCCCGCCGCAATCGTCGCGTCGCAGCACCAGGCCGTCGTCGCTGCAACACAACCGACGGTAATAGATAGTGTCGTCGCACACGACCGCGTACATGCACTGGAGCTGCATGTCGCGCTGCTGCGGGTCGATGAGCACCTCGTCGCCTAGCATAAATGTCGCGCAAGGCTCCCGCCCTCGCCCCTGCCCCACCCTCGACCAGCTCGCTCCCGGCACAACCCACTCCTAATGCCTGCACCCATGACGGGCATATTAAAGCACCGCGTTGCAACCAAGGGTTTTGCTATGTGTCATTGGCTGCCGGATGTATGCAGTCAATTGATGTATTACAGAAATTTTTTGGTTGCATTCAACTTTTTGTTGTGACATGATTGATCCAACGCGCCGAATCGCACTCGGCGCCCCTTGGAACCCACCCCCACAGGAGGGATCATGTCAAGACTGTACGGAAACACAGCTTTTTCGCAAGAGGCGAACCATTTTGCGGGCCGCGAGGCTCGCCAGGTGAGCCAGGGCGGGACCGTGACGACATATTTCGTCGCCGGACACGTTGATGGCCAGTGGACCGATGAGGTCCGCTCGGGTTCCAGCGCGATCGCGCATGTCATCGCACTGCTCGACGCCAACCGCAAAGCGGAGCGCCTGTCGTTCGTCGTGAACCCGATCCGCGCCGAGGTGCTGCAATGAGCGCCTTCGCTGCCGACATGGCCGCCTTCGTGGCCGAGTTCAAGGCCGCCCGGCCGCAAGTGTTCGGCCCCCGCCCGGCCCCGGTGCGCACCCCTGCTGCGCCCTTCGACGTGGCAGCTGCCCGCGCCGAGCTGGCTGCGCTTCAGTCCAAGCATGACGAGTACTACCAGTACTCGGACGACCACAACGCCTGGGCCAAGGGCCGCGATGAAGCCGCCCGCATCGCCCAGCTCCAGGCCGCGATTGCCTGGCACCAGGCAGAACAGCGGGAGGCAGCATGAAAGCGTCGACCATCGCAAACGCGCTCGCAGTGCTGCGGGCGGTCGAGGCTCTGCCCACGCTCGACATGAGCGACCCGACGTACCGCGCTTTCGTCGCAGTGCGCTCGGACGTGACCCGAGCTCGCTATCAGATCGAGGACGCGCTGCGCGAAGTCGAGGTGCAGGTCGAGCGGGAGGCCGCATGAGCCCGCGCCGCGCCGCCCGCAATCACTGCCTGTGCCGCCAGCACTACGCCCAGGCCATCTGCTACACGCGCCCGACGCTGCTGCAGCGCCTGCGCCGCACCGGCCGCGCGCTCGTCGCGTGGCTGCTGGGGAGCCGGCCGTGAAGCTGCGCCAACCCCGACCCGCATCACTGCCGCGCGTGCGCCGACTGCTGCGCACGGCCCGCTACCACGCTGCTTGCGTGCGCCTGCAAGGCGCGCGACTGCCGCGGCCTTTCTGACCCACCGACCTACGACCTACCTGACTTCAGAGAGGTAATGACATGAGTATCGCAACACTGATCCTCGGCGAGAGCGGCACAGGCAAGTCCACCAGCCTGCGCAATCTCGACCCCGCCAATACGCTGCTGATCCAAGCAGTCAAGAAGCCGCTGCCCTTCCGCTCCGCCGCCTGGACGCCCATCAGCAAAGAGAACCCCGAGGGCTCGGTGTTCGTCACCGACAAGAGCGAGACCATCGTGCAGGGAATGGCCCGCACTAAGCGGGATGTGATCGTCATCGACGATTTTCAGTACACGCTGGCCAACGAATTCATGCGCCGTGTGACCGACAAGGAGGTCGGCAACGCCGCCTTCCAGAAGTACAACGAGATCGCCCGCAGCGCATGGGACGTGTTGATGCAGGCATCGGCCCTGCCCGACCACAAGCGCGTCTACATCCTGAGCCACACGACGACCGACGACTTCGGGCAGACGAAGATCAAGACGATCGGCCGGCTGCTGGACGAGAAGATCGTCCTCGAGGGCCTGGTCACGATCGTACTGCGCTCCATGAAGCGCGACGGCTCGCATGTGTTCAGCACGCAGAACAGCGGGAGCGACACCACCAAGAGCCCGCTGGGGATGTTCGAGGACGCCTACATCCCCAACGACCTTGCCGCGGTCGACGACGCCATCTGCTCCTACTACGGCCTGACCGAGGCCGCCTGATTCCCCAGCCGGGCGCACCGCGCCCACTTCCCCCACTTCACGACGTAAAGGACGTACCGTGAGCCTGAAACTCGACACCAATCTCGCCAAGCAAGCCGACAACACCAACGCGAGCATCCGCGAATCCGGCAAGTATGTCGGCATCATCACCCGCGCCGAGCGCCTGGTCAGCCAGCAGGGCACCGAGGGCCTGGGGCTGTCGTTCAAGAGCAGCACCGGCCAGGCTGCCGACTATCTCGACATCTACACCCACAAGTCCAACGGCGAGGCTCTGAGCGGTGCCAAGACCGTGAACGCGATCCTCGCCTGCCTGAAGCTGCGCGGCGCCGAAGAAGGCGGGATCGTCTGCGAGAAGTGGGACGCCAACACCAAGAAGCGCGTGAACGTGCGCGTCGAGGGCTACCCCGACCTGATGGGCAAGAAGATCGGCCTGCTGCTCCAAAAAGAGCTGACGACCAGCATCAAGGACGGCAGCGACCGCGAGGGCGTGACGATCTATGCCGTCTTCAACGCGGAGACCGAGCTGACCGCTTCCGAGATTCTGGATGGCAAGCAAAGCCCCGAGCGCCTGCCGAAGATGGTCGAGGCTCTGATGGCGAACCCAGTGCGCGACCGCCGCGAGAAGAAGCCGGCGGGCCGCCCGGCAGCCCCGGCCCGCACGGGCTTCGACGACATGGACGACGACATTCCCTTCTGACGACCTGACCCCGGGCGGCACCGGCCGCCCGCATGGAGCCCCTATGACCGCACTCTATGTTTTGGCGCAGGAGCACCGCGCCGCAGCAGACAAGCTCGCCGCGCTGGATCTGGACGAGCAGACCCTCCTCGACACGCTGGAGTCCATGTCCGGCGAGCTGGAGGCAAAGGCCACCGCCACCGCCATGGTCGTGCGCAACCTCGAGGCGCTGGCCAGCGCGATCAAGGCCGCCGAGGCTGACATGGCCGAGCGCCGCAAAGCCGTCGAGCGTCGCGCCGAGCGGCTGCAGCAGTACCTACTGGACAACATGCTGCACGCCGGCATCAAGAAGATCGAGAGCCCGCACTTCGCACTGACGGTCAAAGCCAAGCCGCCCGCCGTCGTCATCAACGAGCCCGGCCTGATCCCGGTCCAGTACATGCGCCAGGCCGAGCCGCCCCCGCCTGCGCCGGACAAGAAAGCCATCGCCGAGGCGCTCAAGGCTGGCCAGGACGTGCCGGGCGCGCACCTGCAGGCAGGCCACAGACTGGAGATCAAGTGATGAGTGAGCAGGAATTCGAGGGCGCCATCGCGACGCTCGAGCAAGAGAACCGCCAACTCCGGGCGCGCAATGATCGGCTGGAAGCCGAGCGCGAGACGTGGCAGCGGCTGCTGGCTGAGTCCGTGCGCCTGGCGCGCGAGGACGGCGAGAACGCGCTGCGTGAGCGGGTGATCGAGGCGCTAAGGAGGCGGGCGTGAGCGACAAGAAGTATGCCGCCGGCACCGCTGAATGGCGCTACCCGGCAGCCGGCGACCAGGCCGCGCCGCTGGGCGTCGACCTGCTGCTGCTCACGGAAGGCGGCATCTGCATTCGCGGGATATGGCGGGCCGATGGCGGCTATCTGGCCTGGGCACCGTTCCCGAGCCGCGACAAGACGAAAGAGCGGCAGATCGCCGCAGGAGCGAGAGCATGAACACGAACCCGATTGAGAGCGTCAGCGCCTGGTGCGAGGGCGTTGGACACGGCCCGGAGACGCTGCCGCTGTACGTCGCACTAGTGGCGGAGGAGGCAGGAGAACTGCTCGACGAGCTGTCGATGAATGACGGGCTGGCGGAGAGCTACCGGCGCATGGCGTACATCGAGCTATGGTCCATGTCGGGCCATGCTCGCAAGACGGGCTGCGGCATGGAAGTGCACGACCGCGAGGCCCTGCTCGATGCCGCGCTCGACACGGCATGGGTCGCGCTGTGCCTGGCCCGCGCGCTGACGGGCGAGCGGCTGCCGGCAGCATGGGCGGAGCTGCACCGGAGCAACATCACGGACAAGCAGCAGGACGGCCAATTCGTGCGCGACGCCTCGGGCAAGATCCAGAAGCCCGCCACCTGGCGCGCACCGGACTTCGGGCGCTTTTTGCTTGAGGCGGTCGAGAGCGAGGGCGGGACGGTGGATTGATACATCGGGATCCGGAAATCCTGATATCAGGCAATCTGGATATCCCCCCATCAAACGCTCGCGCTTTCTCGCCATCCCTCTCTCAAGACAGCAGAATCGCTGCCACAACAGACGGAGAGAGGGATATGAAGACGATCGTCGTCTCCACACAGAAGGGGGGCGCCGGCAAGACGACCCTGTGCGCCAACCTCGGCGTGCTGGCGTCTCGCTGCGCCGAGACCTACATAATCGACACCGACCCTCAGGCCACGTTGTCGAAGTGGCACAAACGGCGCGAGGACGAAACGCTGAAGCGGGCCGACATGCCGTTCAGGCAGATTCCGGCCGCGCTGAAGGTGCTCGAGCGAGAGGGCGCCGGGTTCGTCTTCCTGGACACCCCGCCAACTGCGGCCGGCTCAAACGCCGAACTGTTCCGCCTAGCTGACCTCGTGCTGATCCCCGTGAAGCCCTCGCCGCTCGACGTGGAGGCGACGGTGCCGACCATCGAGGCGGCCAAGGCCGCGCGTCGGCCCTTCATGTTCGTCATCAACTCGGTCAAGCCGAACGTCGCCCTGACCGCCCAGACGGTCGCCACGCTGTCCGCGTTCGGGACGGTGCTGGACGTGTTCGTCGCCGATCGGACCGCCTACGCCGCCGCAATGGTCGACGGGCGCGCGGGCGTGGAGCTGATGCCCAAAGGGCCGCCCGCCAAAGAGATGGGCGCGCTGTGGGCAAGAATTCAAGATCGCCTGCAAGCCTGATCGCCAGCAATCCTGATATCAGAACATCAAGAGAGCAAGCTATGGCAGAAGCAAAGAAGATGGATCTCAGCCTGATGCAGAGCGCAGGGGACACGCCGCTGGCTGCGGGCGAGCCCCGCGCGCCGAGTCGACGCAAGCAGGTGCCGACCGAGCCGATCCTGCTGCGCCTCCCGCAGGGCATGGGCTACGAGATCCGGGTGCAGGCGGCAATCCACGAAAAGACGCAGAGCGACCTGATGGCCGAGGCGTGGGAGCTGTGGAAGGAAAAGCACGGGAAGACAACTCCGTGAAGCGCCGCGAGATCACGCCGCGCGTCGAGCGCCTCATCACAGCCGGGCTGGCGATCGGCGACGAGACGGCCCAGGACGCCGGATCCCTGGGCTTCCTGGCCCGTGCGGTCGTGCAGGCCACCCTGCCTCACAAGAAGGTCTCCGGAACCGAGTTCGTGCGGGTCAACGGTGACTACACGCTGCACATGCTCGCGCCGTCGAAGCCGGGCCTGCCCTACGGCACCGTGCCGCGGCTGCTGCTCGCCTGGCTGAGTTCCGAGGCCATCCGGACAAAGAGCCGGGATCTGGACCTCGGCCATAGCATGTCCGCGTTCATGGCGCAGATCGGCATGGCAGCGACGGGCGGCGCCAACGGCACCATCAACCGCTTCAAAGACCAGGCGAACCGGCTGTTCCGCTGCACCATCTCGGCCAGCTACAACGGGGAGCGCGGCGGCCAGGTGCTCGACGGCGAGGAAGGATTCCGGATCGCCGACAAGTCGCTGACGTGGTGGGATCCCAAGCACCCGCAGCAGGCGGCACTGTGGCAGTCCACAGTGAGGCTCTCGGAGGGCTTCTTCAACGAGATCATCCGTCACCCCGTCCCGGTCGATATGCGGGCCGTGGCGGCCCTTAAACGGTCCCCCTTGGCCCTGGACCTGTATTCGTGGCTGACGTACCGGGCGAGCTACGCCGAGCGCGCCAGCGTCATCCCCTGGGACAAGCTCGCGCTGCAGTTCGGCAGCGAGTACAAGGCGCTGCGCCAGTTCCGGGCCGCCTTCCTGGCCGAGCTGGAGAAGGTGCAGCTCGTCTATCCGGGCGCCCGCGCCGTCCCGGTGGAGGGTGGCCTCGAGGTCAGCCCAGCCCTCTCGCATGTCCCGCGTAAGCGGGGCAAGGCGTGAGGCGTCACCGTTTATGCGTACTGGTGGCGACAGCGGCGCGAGCGGTGGGCAAGCGCAGCTTGTCCACGGCGGCAGCCGCTCCACTACAGGATTCTTAGTACAGGTATTACAGGATCCTATATAGGAGCGTCACCGTTTATGCGTAACGCCGTCACCGTTCATGCGTGGACAACTCGCAGGCACGTCACCGTTTATGCGTGGACAAGTCCGGAGAGCCACAGCTCGATGTGGACAACTTCTGCGCATAAACGGTGACGCCTGCGCCACCCACCCCAGCCCGCCGCGCGCGGGCTTTTTTGCGCCTGCGCGGGTGAGCTTTCATAGGAGACCCACGCCACACAGAAGGGGTTGCGCGCCGTACAAAAACGCCGTACATTAGATCCCAAGGACGCAAAGGATCCCGATGAGCGAGCAGAAGAAGGGGGGGCGCAAGCCCTTGCCGCCCGAGCAAAAGCGCAGCGAGCGGTTCGAGATGCGGGTCACGCCCGCAGACAAGAACAAGATCGAGCGCAACGGGGGAGCCCCATGGGTCGAGTCGCTGGTGCGACGCGCGCGCGACAAGCCGCCACCAAAAACCGAGACCTGACAGGCAGTTAGCCGTTTTTGGCCGAGCAGCGGCCAGGATCGGCCGACGAATACGTACCTAAGATATTTAGCATTATCAGAGGCGGGGAGAGCGAGAAATGACAGCCACCGACGAAATCAAGACCGTGCATCGCGTGAGTCGAGATGCAGGCGACTACGTAGTTTCCTGCCCGCACTGCGGCCGAATCCTCGGCATCGAGGGCCAGGACCTGAGCGAGATCCAGGGCGAGCAGTACCAGCACCGCGCCTGCGGCGGCTGGTTCGAGGTGAGCGAGCGGGCGCGCTTCGTTCGCGAGCTGTGACGCCAACTGAGAAAGCCCCCCCAAACCGTTGTTTTCGACGGCCCCAAAAGCCGCCAGGAGAGAAAAGATGACCCAAGACGACGTAATCCGCCTGGCGCGCGAGGCCGGGCACCTGCTGCCGATGTACCGCACGCACATCGCGGACCTGCAGCGCTTTGCCGATCTGGTGGCGGCAGCCGAGCGCGAGGCGTGCGCGCAGGTGTGCGAGCGGCTCGGGCCGGTGCTGGCTGAGCGCTACGGCAGCGGTGCCGAGTGCATCAGCACGGCCGACGAATGCGCCGCTGAGATCCGTGCGCGCTGACGCACTCCAGAACGGCTCTTTTGTCAAATCACCAGGGAAATCAACGACATGCAGAACGAACCCACCACGACGCCCGAATGGGCAGCAGTTGACACGCCGCCAGCGGACCTGATCGCCGCAGTCATGCCGTGCGGCGCCGCCGTCACGAACGTGTGCGAGGCATATGAAGCGGGCAAGCGCGCCGCCGCCCCGCAGCCGGCAGTTGACACGCAATGGAAGCTGGTACCGGTCGAGCCGACGCCCGCGATGTCGGCGGCAGGCTTTCTCGTCAGCGAGCCCGAGCACGACCCGGCGGGCGTTTACCGCGCCATGCTCGCCGCCGCCCCGCAGCCGGCCGGCGACAACCTCGCCTGCAAATCCGTGCAGAAGCGGCTGGCCGTGCAGCAGCCGGCCGGTGAGGCGCTGGAGGTGGTGGCGCACGTGTTTTTGGTGGACGGCGAGGAACATCGGCTGCACCGCCACGAGCCGCTACCGTGCTCGAACGTCACCGACGTGCAGCCCCTGGTGCGCAAAGTCGACGCAGAGGCGCGCATCGCCGCGCTGCAGGCCGAGCTGGAGCAGCAGCGCAACGCCCTGCGGAATCTGATCTGGCGGGAGGACCCGGACGCGCCCGTCAGCCATGCGGACTACCCGACGCTGCTGGCCGAGGTGCGGCAGCACCTGGACGGGCGCATGGAGTCGATGAAAACGCTGCAGGCCGAGATCGAGCGGCTGCGCGCGGCGCTGGCTTACGTCATCGCTTGGGAGTTCCCGGCCACGGGCAAGTTTTGGGAGGACGATCCGAGCCGCCCGATGTCCTGGGCCGCGTGCCACGGCAGCAACGGCGAGCGCGAGCACATGCGCGAAGTCGCGCGCAAGGCGCTGCAGGGCTGACTTGCCGGAATCTCACATATGTCAACCCACCGCCTACCCCGCGCGCTGCAGCGCGTCAGCGTCCAGCAGGCGCAGCGCGTCGCTCGGGGCCTGGCCTGCGGCGCGCTGCGCGGCCAGCTCGATGCGGCTGCGTGCGATCTCGAAATACTCGGCCTCGCGCTCCATGCCGACAAAGCGCCGGCCGGTGTTCATCGCCGCCACGCCCGTGGTGCCGCTGCCCATGCAGTTGTCGAGCACCGTGTCGCCCGGGCAGGTGTAGGTGCGGATCAGGTACTCCATCAGCGCGACGGGCTTTTGCGTCGGATGCAGCCCCCGCTCCGAGGCGAACGCTTGAATGGACTTCGGGTAGCCCGTGTGGGTTTGGGTGTACGGCTTGCGCTTGCAGTGCCCGAGGCTGTTGCGCTCCGGCCGGTGCACCCGTCGATCACTCTCAGGGATCTCCCGCAGCCCTTGCGGGAAATACCGAGGCGACTCCGCGGAGAACACCAGGACATCCTCATGCACCTTCAGCGGCTGCAGCTTTGCCAACTGCGGATTGCTGGGCCGCTCCTTCTGCCAAACCCACTGATACCGAAACCCCTTGAGGTTGGAGACCACAAGCGCCGAGGTGAAGGGCTGAGAGGCTGTGAGCACGGCCGCCGCGCGCGGCTTGAGGACGCGCCGGTACTGTGCCCACAGCGGCTCGAACGGGATCACCGAGTCCCACTTGCACGCCGTGGTGCCGTAGGGCAGGTCGGCGGCGATCATGTCCACCGAGGCATCGGGCAGCGACTGCAGCAGATCGAGGCAGTCACCGTGCAGCAGAGTGAAAGATTCTTTCATTGGAATGCATTATCTCGCAATAATCTGCCAATGTGCAGGCCCGCCGGGCAAACCGTGCCTGACCCCCGCGTTCCGAAAACACGCATATGTCCACTACCCATACGGAGAACGCATGAAGATCAACATCAACGAGTACGTGCGCGTCAAGCTCACGGCGCACGGCCGGGCCGTGCATGCCGCCGACCACGCCCGGCGCTGGGCGCAGCACGGGCGCTCGATGCCCTACAACCCGCCCGAGGAGGACGCCGAGGGCTGGAGCCGCTGGCAGCTCTGGGCGCTGATGGAGGCGTTCGGGCCGCATGTGGGCCACGGCGCCCCGCTGTGCTTCGAGACGGAAATCGAGCTGCGCGACCGATGAAGACGTGACGAGCCACCAGACGATCCGCCGGATTGACGCGGCCCTGAGCAACTTCGGTGCCGCCCCGCAACCGGTTACGCGCGACTGACGACAACGAGAAATTACCGGGACAAACCCCCGATACGGGTGTTTCAGGTGGGCCGACCCCTTGCACAATGTCTGCATCATGCGTACATTAACCACATGGGCAGCGCACGGTGCGAGGCCCGCAACGGAGGAGAAAGTGATGACCTACCAGATCAACACGGAGAACACCGGCTTGGCAACGGACGCGCAGGCAAAAGAAGTCGCCCGCATCCTTTCCGAGAAGGGCTACGACGTGGCGTTCACGCGCGATTTCGGCCTCGTGAACCCGACCGAGAACTGCCCCTGCCCGGATGCTGAGTGGGAAGCCGCCCTGATCGCCGCCGACCAGGCATTCCCGGCCTAAGCGCCTGCCGCATCAACGTTCCCCGCCGCAGCGGGGATGAGACGAGGAGAGAGAGATGGCTTACTACAACGTCCCCACCACCGGCGCAGCCACCCAGGCCGAAGCCCTGCGCGAGTTCGCGCGCCGCAACACCCCGGAAGGCCGCACGAAGCTGACCCGGGACGAGCTGGAGGCCCTGCAGGGTCGGCTCGAGGGCGTGTGCTACGAGGGTGACGGCGGCTCGACCGTCTACCTGGCCTGGGCCGATCTTGACCGCGCCGACCTGGCGCTGATCGTCAAGTAAGCAGCCCCGAAGCCCCGCGACCGAGGAGAGACGAGATGAGCGACAGCCACACCATCGGAACCACCATTGCAATCAAGATCCCCCACGGCTGGGCGGAGGGCATGACCGTCGGCGTCAAGTTCGAGCGGGCTGTCGTCCTTGGTGGCGCGGTGGCGCTTACCCCGATCGATGCCAACGGGGAAACGCTCGACCGCTACGGCTGGCGCAGCATTGGCAGCCGGGACTTCGAGGCGCGCCCGCGCGAGCCGCAGGAAGAGGCAATTTGGGCACTGCAACTGCTGCGCTTCTGGGAGGGCCCATCTCCTGCGCAGCTGCAGCAGCAGGAGATCGCCATGCGGGACGTAGAGGCGCGCCGAGCACGGCGACGCGCCGAGCGTGGCGAGAAGGGCGACGAATGACCGCCAGGCAGACCGAGGCCGCCGAGCGCGGCCTTGCATTGATCGCAGCCGGCGTGCCGCTGCGCGAGGCGGCGCAGCGTGTGGGTGTGGCCCCATCGACACTGAGCCGGGCCAAGAAGCGCGCCGGGATGCCGGCGGGCCGCTCGGGTCGCCCGCCCGGGCCTGCGGCACCCTGAAGGCCGCAGCCTACTTCAATCGGTCAAGAATTTTAGGCAGGTCACCGTCGAAAACCACAAAATTAGCGGACCCAGCGCCGGCTGCACCGTTGTCGGCGTAGCGAATGCCCGAGAACCCCATGCCGCGCAGCAGATCCGAGGTTTTCGGACCGGCAAACTCGTAAGCTCCATCCCCATGATACTTGGCGGTCTCCCCCATCGCATCCATCAGCCGGCCGAACAAGTCGCGGCCCTTGGCCTCTTCGGGGTGCCTTGCCATCCGCGCCAGAGCCTCGCGGGCCTTCGCAGCGGCGTATGCGGCCTCATCCCCCGCGTCCGCCGCCACGCGAGCTGCAGCCATCGCCTCGCGCGCCATCATCTCGGCTGCCTTCTTGTCGGCCGGCAGCAGCGCCCGCGCGCCGGCCGGCTGCTGCGATAGCGGCGCATCCCAATCAAGCATCCTGCCGATGGCCTCGTCGGGAATGTCCACTTTGTAGGCGTAAGGCCCGCCCGACTGCGCCGCAACCGGATGCCGGCCGAACTGCTGGAAATACTGCCCGCCAGGGCCTGCAACGCGCTCGGACTCAGAGAAGTAGAGCCCCGTCCCGTAGCCGTTGAACCCCTCGCCGGTCTTGACCTTGGATGCGTCGAATCTGTCGAACTTGTGCGGCGAGGCGTGCCACACGACAGCGCCAGCCTGCGGGTGCATCTGCCGCGGCATAGCCGCATTCGCCATTGCCGCATCCTGCGCGCGTGACAGCGCCTGGCCGCCCTTGACCATCGCGCCCGGTACCGCTAGGCCCGCCGCCAGCTCTGCCAACGTGTTGCGCTGCGGGCTGACCATGCCCGCGCGCTCCATCTGCCTGCCGATCCACTCCGAGCCACCGACCGGCGCCTCCGATCTGTAGCCGAGCGGGCGCAGCGCCATCGAGGCGAGATCCACCGGGCCGCCGAGCAGCCCGGCCACCGCGCCGCGGTTGCCCGCGTCGAGCAGCCCGCGGCCGACATCGCGCCGGAACTGCGGGTCCGCCAGCGCGCCGGCCATGTGCTGCAGCTTGTTGCGGCCCTCGGCCAGCAGCCCCATCAGTGCGTTTTCCATCGCGTCTCGTCGTCAGTTTGTGAGGGCGTAACGGCCCGTAGGTTCGGGAAGCATCATTGCGTCAAATAACCCCGCGGAATCCGTCGCGCGATGTCAGCAGTACGCACATGCGGCCCGCCTCTGTCCACGTCGATCGGATCTCCACGATGCCCACCCACACCACCCCCC